TTTAAGTTTATCATACTCCTCACGTCCATGATAAACAATTTCACGAAAAGCCGTCTCAATATTGGACATTAAAATAACATTAGGATCAATAGTATTTCTAGTCCAATTTAACATTTCATAAATAACCTCCATTTTAAGTGGAGCAACCGTGCGCTGCAATTCCGGACAAAAGCGAAATCCCCTCTTCAGGAAGAAAGTATCTTCCAAAATACGGTATTTCACCATCTTTCCAGATTTCGACTCATCGGTATACTCATGCTTCATTTCGGCCATAATAACACTTATAGTCTCTTGATTAAAAATCTCAATAACATCCTCAGATATATTCAATTCATTATCATCGCCGTAAGTAATCATTGCGACCAGTTTACGAAACCACTTCATAGAAGCCATTTTTGGACAATCGCGTTTCATTATTCTAATCCAAGCAATACGCATAATAATAGAATTATATAAACAATTAATAATAACAGTAAATGGATTGCCAGAAGGCTGAGAATGAGTCCACATATAAACATTATCTCCATAGATATGAACAGAATGTACCAAATGTGACCATAAACCCAAACAAGTTTTCAATACACGCATGCCATCCTCAGTAGAAAAATCCGTAAACTGTTGTAGCCAAGGTACAAAAATGTCCCAGAAAATTGACCACAAAATTTGTGCAACCAAAGAACCGTCAAAATTACCAAAATCTCCAGCAATAACACATTTTCCTTTAGAACGCATGCGTTTGGCAATTCGCTCCCAATCCAATGAATAAACATTGGTGCCAACACCAATCTCATTGTCAATGCGATTGTGCATAAGCCAAGCAGCAAATGGAAGAAAATACTTTCTGAAAGCCACAACAAAATGCTGTGGGCCTGCAGAAAAGACACGAGTCTTACCCACATCCACCTTAGCATTTTCACGACGCTCATCTTTGAGTGTATCTATAAAGAAAACATTTGAAATCTTTCCATTAGAACAATCATCAATGAGTTCATCAACATCCGCACGCAATTGTTTAGCTGCCATACTATCAAAGTCGAATTGTTCATTCTTACCCATCCATTTGGTCTTTCCAACTGATCCTTTATTTATCAAAGTATAGGGAAAGCCAGGAGACGTGGTACGATTAATAGCACACATAAAATCATCATCTTGTGTACCTCGCACAGCTTCTTCATACGTCAAAATACGCTGATACTTGGCTTTATCCAACATTGAGTTGAATTGTCCAAGCACAACTTGCGCAACATCTTGAGCAGCAGATTGAACTTCCTCATTCGATAGAACAGCGGTCTCAACACCACATTTCTTCAAACCATTCAATAATGGATCATGCAACCTTCCATCAATTATCGTGGGTTTCAAAATTGCGGGACGCATAAATGGTTCCGTCAATTTTCCTTGTATACATGAAGGTATAATAGAAGATTTGGTCGCCTGACCAACCTTAGCATTTGCTCTACCCAATGGACAAAACAAACCCTCAGGAACGCCAGCCTCCACAAGTGGGTCAACAATTTGTGGCATTTCATAATAAAATTGAGCGCTAATATTCTTCAAATCGCGAGCAGCCATTCGATCACAAGCACCATTCAAAGCCTCTTGTGTCAAAGGACAAGCAAAACCATATTGCTCATTTGAACCAGCAACATGCATACCTATAATTTTCCTTTCCATACGATGGTTATACAAACCAACCAATGAACCACAATCACCAACTTGAGTTGGCGCATTGTATTCATAACAATCACGTTGAGTATAACTTTCGGAAGGATAATCATAACCATCCTCGGGATAATATATAGTAATAGCTTTATCCATTGGTCTAATTTGTTGTAACCATTGATAAGCACGATGCAATTCTCCCCCATTTTCATGGAAAGTTGCAAGTGTGCCCACAAATTTGCCATTCAATTTGCCCTGGTCTTCAACCTTAACAAAATGTCTAACCAAATCACGATGTGGGTGACACATGCGACTGTGCAAATTCACAACAACACAATCACGCAAATCACCATTTTTTCCAATAAGTCTTTCACAATTTGAAGTTAACTCAAAACCATTACCATTACCAGTCAAGAAATGTGAAACGGGAATTTTAATAATATCTTCGTATTTAGATTGAGAAAAACATATAATGTGATCTGGTGCCAATTTACGAGCGTACCATGCAGTCAAAAAGTGATAGGGTATCACAAAAGTCCACCCGCGAATAAAAGTACAATTACCAGAAGGATAACGCACATCATTGCGAAAATAAGACAATCTATAAGTATTCTTTTGCAGGATATCAGTAACCAAAATATGTGCAGCCTGATCACTACATCCTTGAGAAGCTATGGTTTTCTCTAACTCATCATCTATTTCAACACGTTTAATAACTTGTCGAGCAGTCTTTGAATCACCAGAACTACCAACCTCTGTCGCAACCTTGCCAGAAAACCAAGATTCTACAATTCGCTTGGAAGTTTTAGAAGTTTTAGAATCACCAGACACACCAACTTCGGCAACAGCCTCTGAATCAAGAGTCTGTTGAAACCAATGGTACATGGCAAATCCAGATAAAATAACACCAACAAAGCTCAAAGCTGAAAGGTAAGGATGTTTACACACTATATCAACAATCTCTTTACTCAAACGCGACAGATATTCAGCCGTAGCAGCAAGAACGTCATCAATTCTAGTAATAAAAGTCTGCCACTTATTAGGTTTACCACTCCTCTTAAAATCTACATATTCTGAAAATAACTCATCATCTAATGCAAATTCAGCTTCTATATCAACCAAGGTTTTACCTTCAGTTAAAGCACGAGAAATAGTATCACAAAACCAATCATGAGTATACAAAGAAGTTTTACAATCATAAAATTCTGGATTGATCTGCGTTTCAATACGGGTTGCATAAGCCTCCAAAAACTTCAGTTTTTCCAATGATTGTTTCTTCTCATGCCTCCACATATCACATATACGAGTCATGAAAGTCTTATAATCTATTGGAGCACCGACATCCACCCAATCTGTATCACTTGAACTGTCTTTGACAGTTTTCTGAAACTCATAAATACTAAGATCGATTGGTACATCAGGATTCAACTTAGATTTATCCAATTTCCTATAATAAGTTCCGGAATTCTGTTTTGGCACCACAAGAGCATATTCCAATTTAGGTCTAACCTTATAGCAATTTTCGCCAATACGATTGAAGAATGCCTCAGGATATGTAATAGACTCCAATTTAACATTCATATCATTAGTTGTGTACAACATCAACTCTGCAGATGAAAAAGTATTCTTATCATGCAAAGCAGCCATGTGCAAATGTTGAGGAAAAGTATTACAAGAACGTATAACTTCAAAAATCTCCGGATTTGGATTAGCTTTATCATCTTTCATTTGAAAACCATCGTCATAAATAACAATCTTTTGTCCCTTATAACCATCCCAAAATTCTGTTTCAACCTGTCTACCATACACTTGATGATGAAAATCTTCTTTCTTCATCAAACCCATGGCTCGCAAAACATCAATACACAAAGGATAAACCATTTCAGTCTTACCAACACCAGATTCCCCAACTAGCCAAAGACAAATAGGTCTCATACGAGGCCCACCACCCTTAACTGGAGAACTAGACACATATTGATACAATTCACGTGCAGGTAACAAAGTCACTGATACCAACCGTTGCATTTCACGATCCAATAAAGTATCTGCTTGGTATTTTACACCACGCTTATACAAATCTTCAACCTTATTTGCAACAGTTATATCAGTATCAATTTTATTACGTTGTTCCAAATCAAGATAATGACGAACTTCCTTAGCCCACTCGTGAATCTCAGCATACAAACCATTTGCACGCGTCAACTCTTCACGAGTCTTGCCAAGAACCATCATTTTAATATAATCATTAGCCATATTAAAATACTCAGAACACCAATCCATCATTTTGCCCATGCCAGAAAGAGACTTAGGAATTCTATCCAGTCTCAAAATATAAGTATCCCAATCCTGTTTACCAGGAATCTTACCTATACAAAAGAATGCCATAAAAGCAAAAATCAATTTACCACAGGTATGAAAATAGGGATGATACACAACTTCCTCTGCAGAAATTTGCGCTTGTGTCCTGGTACATTTTTGTTTAAGTTCCAAAACCAATTCAACAATCTTCTTATCTAAACCATAAAATCTAACTATAAAAATCAAAATAATAATCAAGGCAGTACGATACTTTTCCCATGTCATTAATAATCTAACAATTAAAAGTAAAATAACTAACTTAACTAAATCTTCCTTAATATTAGCGGTTTTATCTGTAAAATTTAACATAGTAGCCTGAATATTTGACTGTATGGTAGGTAAATTATTCTCCAGAAAATCACAAATTCTATTAAGATTTCCATTTAATTCACCAGCTTGCAAATTGGTATCACGAACAGTATCAAACAAACCTTGAGTATAAATTTTATTTTTCTTAATCTGTTGTCTCAAATGTTTAATCAAAGATTTTATTTTCTGATCTTTTCGTTCAAGCGCCTTTTCCAACCGTATACATCTAGGGTCGTTATTTCGAATATATACGGGGCGCGATTGAACAGGTCCAGGATTTGATTCTACGTCTCCTGCCAACATCAACAATCTTTCCATAATAGACCATTCAGATGTAACATCTAAATCTTCTAACATATGGGCAAATCTGTAAGGCAAATGGAACATAGCGGATATTTTAACTTCATCCCACATAATCTGTGACATAAATTTAAACATCCTTTGGTCAGTGGATTGGAACAAAATAGGATTAAAATCATAATCCATACCATCATTAAAATCCCAATTCTTCAAATCATGAACAAATTCTACAAAATCTTTAATTTCAGTACCAAAATAAAATGCACCAACACACGTTTGAATCATACATGCTTTAAAATCGGACCCAGGTCCTGGATTGGATTCAACGTCGCCAGACAATTGTAACAATTTTCTAGCAACAACATATTCATCATCATCATGTGATAGTGACACCCTATCATGAGTTCGTTTATTTTCAAATCGAAGGCCATAAGACTGAGAAATCGGTCTAACATAAACCAATTCACCAGAATAATTAAGCAAAAAGTCGTCACCATATTGACATCGTACAGCACGCTTGTCAACATTACGAGTTGAATTACAAATAGCATATTCAAAGAAAGAATTTTGCAAAGTGTTCAACAACAAAGTAGAAGGATAAGTTATATTTTTGTTTATTTGTGACATCATATTTGAAATCGGTTAATCTTACTTACAGTAAACTGTGTTCATTTCGCCATTTTATTTTATAACTACGATCAGAAGTGCACGCACTTATGTAATATTATAATCAAAAGACTAATATTCGTATCTGAAAGTATTGTATAACGAACAATAGAAACGTTCCCCGATTTTAATTCGAAAAACAGGAGAAACCAAAACGAGACTTTGAGAGTCAAAAGCTTTAGTCCCTATAGAAAACTTCTCACATTTTCTAATTAACAACTTCAAATCATAATACATATCTAACATATTTGAGAGGTTGTCATGGTAACAATTATTTTACTTAAAACTAAAACAAATGTAAAATAAAGAAACACCTAACAAAATTAAATATAAACAATACAATACTTTTATAGCTCTAAGCAACTGAAAACTCAAAATCAGCCATTGTAAAATTCATATAAAATTATGCATTAACCGACGGGTGAAATTCGGGTTTTCTAAAATCATATTTAACGTCCTGATTCTAGGAGAGACGTCAACAATCTATGTATGGAATAAATCCA